ATCATGTAGTGAGTCCTCTACATCATCAAGGGAACCGTTTTTTAGGATCGAATATTTTTATGCCTTGACATCAAGGCAATCGTATCGTTTTTTATCCCCGGAATTCCCGAAATCCATATTTCGAGGGTGTTGTCGTCGGGAAACGAGGATAAAAAAAGTGGCAAAATACGGCACTTTTTTTATCGACCAAATTATGGAAATGTATATAGATTATTTATTATTCAGTGATTTCTTGGGATGAAATAACTATATTTGTATTGGAATGTCTTTTACAGAAACATGCAGATTCGTCTATTATCCGTGTCCCACAAAGTCCCCCCACACGTTTACCTGTTTTTAATATCATACCACATGTTTTGTTGTTGGTACTGACTAACAAGTTCTTATTACATGTTACTTTGACCGGTTTATTTGACATGATCTTATGGTGTGTTACACAATAACAATTGTCTCCTTCGTAATATCCGGACTGACTACATTGGGTGTTTTTGTTTTTCCCACTAATAAATATATGATTACATTTATGAAATGGCATACATAATGTGGGTGGACTATTAATACCATTACAATATATCATCTCTTTATTTATTCTCACGTGTGGTAACAACATATCAAAAATATTACGACAATACGGACATTTAATTTGGTTGTATTTTAACCGGTTCGTTTCTAGGTAAGAGATTGGCGTTTTTATTTTTTGGTTGTACACATCTTTGTATAACGGCATAAAATTGAATGAATGGTTACATGGCAATACAATTTTATTTTTATCAAGTGGTAATTTGGTTATAAGACAAATATTATCATTTGTGTCATCATCGTCTTCTGAATTTTCATCATATAATTGTTTGTAGAAATCAATACCGCCCTCAACTATTATATTCATATATAAAGAGTTAAAGAACTCTTTATATATATTTACTTACACCTTTGAAGATTGCTATTATTGTATTTTTACGCGGATTTAAATATACAATACTGTATAAGAAGAAATGACGCAAGTTTGGGGACCATGTACCTGGTACTTATTTCACACTTTAGCAGAAAAAATAAAAGAAGATCGGTATAATGTCGTCAAACTCGAATTAATCAATCTAATTAAGCAAATATGTCGGTCTCTTCCATGTCCAGACTGTGCCGGACATGCCACAAGTAGGTTACAAAAATTAAATGTAAATGCTATCAAAAACAAAACCGATTTTAAAACCATGTTGTTAGACTTTCATAACGATGTAAACATAAAATCAAAAAAGACAGTATTTAGCATGACACAGTTAAACGACATGTATTCAAAAGCAAACACTGGTAATATAATCCAAAATTTCATAAATATATGGTCTGTCAAAAACAGACACCCGAAACTGATGGCCAACAGTTTACATAAAAATATCGCCGTCGACAATTTTATTAGGTGGTGGCATATAAATCACACACATTTTATGCCATGAACCAACTATAATTGTATTGTAATTTTGTATTGTAATTTTGTATTATGAAGTTGTATTATGAATTTGTATTATGAATTTGTATTGTAAATATGTAACCTAATTACACATTTACACAAGCGAATGAATGGATTACTATTCAAAGATGTATTTTACTGTACACTACTGCTTATCAGTTGTCCACCCTTGTAAACATTACACTTGAATGTTTGATTTTTAGGTCTCGAACACACCACATTATTGGATGATTCCAAATTGAAAAACAACAAGTCTTTATGTCCACTGCTATATAACAGAACGAACCAGATAATACCTAGCACACTTCCCACGATGGATCCTAAAAATATTCCACTTATAGTAGTACATCCACCCATATATTTTGTAACGGCGTCTAATATGAGTAAACTAGAAACAAAGAGTACAATTGGATAGTTCAGAGATGATATATAACTCATCGGCATGATTAAATATAATAGCGTAAATGAGATAAACATACTGTTAAATGCCGGACTCACATATTCATTTAAATTAAACGGGAATTCAATTAAATTACAGTTAAATGGCATACCGTTTTCCGGTTTAACACGAAAGGTGTTTAATAAAAATAAATTAATCAATGATGCTATTAAAATACCACCTAAATAAACCAGACCTTTAATATCTTGATTAAAAAATGAAATCATGACTAAACAAAATGTTAGCAGTATTGGAGATATTGCTGAAAAAAAATGTAATATGTTGCTTATATTTAATTGCATGGCCATGTTATATGTATATATTGTATAGATAAAGAATTATGTTTCAAATATTAATTCAAGGACTTGCTGTATATTTTCAACCGGATGAAATTGTATGTCATCAAGTAGATTTTTACTGGAATATTTTAGTTTGAAATCTTGATAATCTTTTAAATTTTCTTGCGGAAAAATGAATTCTTTTACTCCGCCTTTGATTCCGCCTAATATTTTTAAATCAAGGCCGCCAATTGCTGTTACACAACCTTGTAAATTAATCTCTCCAGTAATTGCGATTGTATTTTTAATTGGTTTGTTGGTCAATAAACTATATATAGAACACGTAATAGCCGTCCCGGCGCTAGGTCCGTCCTTTGGAACAGCTCCTTCTGGACAATGAATATGTATACCTTGACGTTTCGTATCGTCGTATTCTTTAATGTTATCTTTCATTATTTCAGGTGATACTAATGAGCATGCTAAAGTTTTGGCTACTGTCATACTTTCTTTCATGACATCCCCCTGGAGACCGGTTAATTTTAACTCCATAAAATTGGTTGATGGAAAGTACTGTACTTCAATCGGAATAATTCCACCCTGACCCATTGAATTTGCCCAAAGCCCATTGATTACACCAATCGACGAATTGGTTGGAATTTTCTTGCCCATATTTTCATGGTAATTTTTAAGATACTTGTGTTTAATATCATGATTCGTTATTATTATTGGTAATTCACAATTGTTATCAGAATCAGTGAGACACTGTAGATTTATCTCTCCGACTATTTCGAATAATAGTTCTTTAAATTTTCTAATTCCAGGTTCATTAGTATAATTTTCGATAATATAGGTTATATTATCATCAGACATGCGAATACAATCATTTAACCCCATATTTTTATATATTTCTGGTAGTAGATGGTTTTTGGTAATAACCAGTTTATCTTCTATTGTCAAATGTTCGAACTTAATCCTGTGAATACGGTCCAACAATATTCTATCTATTGCTGAAACATCATTATAAGAAAAAATAAATAATGCCTTTGATAAATCTAAATCAATACCATTAAAGTACTTATCCTGGAAACCGTCATTCTGTGTAGAATCAACCAAATGAGTTAATATACCTATAATTTCCTTTCCGTTTTCAGTCTTGCTTACTTTGTCCAACTCATCTATAAAAATTATTGGGTTCATACATTTATTTTTAATTAAAATATCTACAAATTTACCCCATTCGGAACCAACATATGTATAATTGTGACCATTTAGCGAGCTACCATTGTCTTGACCACCTATGGCTATAAATGAAAACGGTCGTGGTACCTGGTTTTCATCCAACAAGCATTTAGCCAGTCCTTTTTTAGCAAAGGTTGTTTTACCGCATCCAGGCGGTCCTTCGAATCCAAAACAATATCCTTTAGATTCTCCATTGATCCATTGCGCAATAATACGCTGAATTTGTCGTTTTGCCTTGTCGTGACCATGAACCGCCTCGGTCAATATATCCGTAACATTATTCATATATTTGTTTATTACCGACCACCTAGACTCTATATTATTAATATCACGCATTATGCCATCTATAGTATGTAAGCTTGTATTTTTTTTGGGCTTTAATAATTCATCTAGGATTTGAGTATTTTGTTTGAATTCATTGATGAACATGACAATTTGTTTCTTCATATAGTCTATTTTTTTCCCTGAATGAATTAGTTTATGTTGGTTTAATTTATAAACCTTGATGATATTATTAATAATACAAATATTTTCGATCAACTCATTTCTTTTATCGGGAATATAACTAACAATTAAATTGTTAATCACTTTATCGACGAATACATGTATATGTTCATTTTTAATTTGGGAACATATATTTTTAATTTGGATATTAGTAATAGTAGTTATATTCACGTTAAATATCGAGTTGTCATCTATTTTACGAATAGTAGTTAACATATTATTGAATAATGATTTAATATTACCCATTTCTTGTAAAATGGGTTCATGTTTATATATACCAAAGGGTATTTTTAATAAACCATCCAAATAAGCTCGTGCTTTGGTACCCGAGTCATCTCCTTTTGATTTTATTTCCTTTAATTTGTTCATTGCCTTTTCTTTGATGGAATCATCTGTTTTCATAAGACATATCTGCTGTTCTAGTGGTATTTTATTACTATCAAAGTTGGATAGATTATTAGTGTATGATATAGTTTGTTTCATCGCATCTTTAAAAAAACTTTTTACCTTCCAAGGCAAGCTATCAAATAATTGGGTTTGATCACTGCTGTCAATTGTATTATCGTGTTCGTGTGATAATAAGTCATACAACAAATATGCCAAATATTGATACTCGTGTTCATCTGATTTTAAAAGTAATTGTATTAATGTCGTTCGTTGGCCATATAATTCACATCCGATGAATTCTTTAACGACCTGATCGATTGGTTTTTGTTTAATCATTTTAATGTGCGAAATATATCCTTGATACTTATACAACAATTCATCGCTTGAATATATCAACAATTCTTTTAATGTTAAACACTGTATATACCTATGAAATGTGTTAATATCGTATTCAGGTGAATTAGTAGAATTAACAACTAATTCTTCCAATTGATGATTCAAGTAATCATTATCTATACAGCTAGTTAATAAATCATCTATTATCCCGGTAACAATCATTGTTTGTTTTTCTTGAGAGTTATGAATCGCGATTTTAACACCATATACCTTTAATTGAAAATGTTTACTAGTTCTGGATAAATCGAAACATTCTAGATTCACTGATTTTTCAATAATCGTGGTTTCCTCCACAATCTTGTTTTTTTCAATACTATGTACTTCGTATGTAATTGTATTATTCGTATTCGTATTCGTATTAATACTATTTACCACATTATCGTCTTTCATGTCGGTTTTAGTTAATGGCTTGTCAGAAGTCCAATTTACTAATTTAAAATTAAGCGGATGGAAATATTGCTCAATTAGGTTGTATTTATCATTGTTCCATGATATATTATTTAAATAGCTATCACCAAACACTACATTTAACAAATCCCGAATATTGCTTGTACCTATTTGCTTAAACACGATACTAATATCACTACGAATGGTCTCTAGGTTTGATTCAACCGTGGAGTATTTTTCTTTATTTTGTAATAAAAGCAAATTATGAGTGGTTTCGGTATACAAAGTTTCGAGCGTTTTCGTGGCAATATTTAATTCATTTGCTCCAACTATATCAAGTTGTTTATATCTAAGAAGAGAGATTATGGTTTTTTGAATTAAATCTTGATAATAATGTGTTGTATTACGCAGGTGTATTAATTTATCAGACGGCGACAATTTTATATTGTCGCCTTTGATCGGATCGCTATTATTAGAATTAATGCCGGTTTTCATTAATATATTATAGTTATTTTAAAATAAACAAATAAATGCATAGCTATTATTACATTTTGTTCTAAATATATTAGTTTCGAATAACGATTACTAGTATATCATGTACATAGACCCATCGATATTACATTGTAAAGGGTTTAAATATTATTTCGTTAAAGTGTATAATGGGAATACCCGCATATTTTTCATATATTATAAAAAATTATCCAAATATACTACAAAAATTTAAAAATAATTTCCAAGCAACTCATTTGTACTTGGACAGTAATTCTATTATATACGATTGTCTAAGAAATATTACTTATACAGGAGATGATATGGAATTCGAACGAGAATTAATAAGTACTATATGTAAGAAGATAGAATCATATATTCAACAACTTTCACCATCACATTTAGTATATATAGCATTTGATGGTGTGGCCCCTGTTGCGAAATTAACTCAACAAAAAAATCGTCGTTATAAGTCTTGGTACATGGGAAATTACAACAATAACAATAATAATAATACTAACGAATGGGATAGTACTGCTATTACACCAGGAACTGGGTTTATGAATAAACTAAATTTACAAGTACAATACCATTTCAGAAATGCCAATGCGCATAAAGTGAAGCATATTATAGTTAGTGGTAGTGATTATCCAGGTGAAGGTGAACATAAAATATTCGAATATATTCGAATGAACAACGAGGTCGATGTTGTAGTCAATAGAAGATCAGTTGTATACGGGCTAGATGCGGACTTGATAATGCTTACTATCAATCATCTTCACATTTGTAACGAAATGTATTTATTTCGCGAAACACCTGATTTCATTCGTAGTATTGATAGTTCCTTGGATCCAAATAGTTTGTATGTTGTTAACATTCCTATATTTAGAGACCAACTTGTATATTATTTAAATAATGACAAGGAGCCATCTACCACAGTCGAGCACAATCGTATAAACGATTATATATTTTTGTGTTTTATGCTGGGTAACGATTTTTTACCACATTTTCCAGCATTGAATATCAGAAACAATGGTATGGATATATTATTAGAAACATATCGTAATATACTGGGCAATAATAAACAAAACATAATTCAAGATGGACAAATAATATGGAAAAATTTTAGAAAGATTGTAAAAGAACTGGCAGACAACGAAACTAGATATATTCAAAATGATTATAATATGCGTAACAAACAAGAATCAAGACATATGAAATTAAACGACAATGCTAGTTTATTTGATAAAGAAATGCTGCACGCCCCTAGTAAATCCCGCGAGGTAGAAAAATACATAAACCCATTTGACGATTATTGGGAAGTTAGATATTATGATATGTTATTTGATATAGATATTAATGATAATTACAGAAAACAAATATGTATGAATTATTTGGAAGGTTTAGAATGGACATTCAAATATTACACTACTGGATGTATAGATTGGAGATGGACATATAAGTATCACTATCCCCCCTTATTGAAAGATTTGATTAAGCATATTCCATATTTTGATGATGTGCTATTAACTACAAAAGAAAAAAATCCGGTCAATGAACTGGTTCAGTTGAGTTATGTACTTCCGAAGAAAAGTCTCAAGTTATTACCGAGAAGAATAGAGAATAAATTATTACATCATATTTCAGAAAATTATAGAGAAGATTACGAGTTCAAGTGGGCATATTGTAAGTATTTTTGGGAGTGCCATGTAGAATTTCCATATACAGATATAAGTTCAATTGAAAATATTGTTAATAGTCAATAACCCAATGTGTTAAAACTCTACAATTATAATTTAAATATTTGTGTATAAATATACTATTGTTATGGCAAAAGAATTCCAAGGAGACAGAAACGCGTTTTTAAATCTACTTACCAAAAATCCGGGACTGCTTATTTTTAAGTATACCGCTGATTGGTGTAAGCCATGTCAAAGTATTAAACAAGAGGTTGATGCTCATTTTCAAAATATATCTTCGACTAGGGTATGGTGTTATGAAGTAGATATAGATGAAAATTTTGATCTATTTGCCTATATGAAAACGAAGAAAATGATGAAGGGAATACCGACAATGATGGCTTATAAAAAGGGAACGACTAGTTTTAGCCCAGATGATAGTATTTCGGGAGCGGATATGACAGAAGTAAACGCATTTTTTGCGAGATGTAAAACATATCGGTAGACTATTTGTAATATTTTATATAATAAATCTTCAAAGATGTATAGGATATAAAACTGTACATCTATAATATATAATAAAGTATGGATAATTTAGATTTAAATATTCATAATTATGAATTAAATGATTTATTAGGTTTATTCAAATTACCATTCCGTTTCACGGAGACGGATTTAAAAGAGGCAAAAAAAATCGTTTTAAAGGTCCATCCCGATAAATCCGGATTAGACAAGGAATATTTTTTGTTTTTCTCTCAAGCGTATAAATATTTGCTTAAAATATATCAGTTAAGACAGAGTAGTAGTATTACAAACACGGAATACCAAAACGACGATATATGGAAAAAGGAACATAGTATGTTAATCGATGGAAAATTAAAGTCAATGAACCAAGAAGAATATAACGCGTGGTTTAACACTACCTTTGAAAATATGCGAATGAAAGATGATGTAGATGAATCTGGATACGGTGAGTGGCTAAAATCAGATGATAATATAGTAACCGATCAGGTGACTAACAGTGGTCAAATGAATGAATACATTCAGAGGAAAAAAAAGGAATTAAGCGCTATAGTAGTCCATCGGGAATTTCAAGATATGACCTATGTCCAAGGGATGGGTGGTGGTTTTGAGCTGGTTCGTGACGCACCAGAAGATTATGGTTCTGCCATGTTTAACAAACTTCAATACGAGGATTTAAAAAAGGCACATGTAGAGTCGGTAATACCAGTGACGGAAGAAGATTTTCATAAAAGAAAAAAGTACACAAATGTAGACGAGCTTAACCGAGAAAGAACTCAGGATATAGTTTCCAACAGTAGTAAATGGAATTCATCACACGAAGAAAAGTTAAAACATGTCCAGGCGACTGACGGAGACATAAACATTCAAAGAGCCTATAAACTGATGAATCAAGATGAACAGATTAGAAGTAATTACAAGAAATTTTGGAGTAATTTACAGCATATTGAAAATTAATGAGCGGGTTTGTCTAGTCTATTATACAATGTACAACAAAATAAATTTGTATTTATATAATATATATCTATGAATTATTACGCAAAGTATGTATTTATTTTAATAATATTGTTTGTACTCAGCTATATATTCGATAAATATAAAAAAGAAGAAGCCATACACGATAAGATTGATGATTATGAGTTAATTAAGAAGCATTTATTGAACGACTCTACTTTAGCTCGTACGGACAAACCAATGTTATGGGTACATGTGACTTTTGAAACAAATGCTAGGTGGTGGTCGCATTTCGCATCAAGAAATAGTCAATGTTTGAATCAACCGTATCAATATTTAACGATAAAATCAATCATTGATAAATGTGGCGATACATTTCAAGTATGTTTAATAGACGATAGATCGTTTAATAACATTATACCCGGATGGAGTACAAAGATAGCTAATTTACCTAATCCACTTAGACCTCATTTAAGAGAACTCGCAATGGCAAAACTATTATATTATTATGGAGGCATGACGATACCATCGTCGTTTGTTTGTATGCAAAATCTTAGTTCGTTGTACAATAAAGGATTATTGACGACCACCATGTTTTGCGGTGAGTTGCCTAGTGAAGGCAATACAGTAACACTAACCGAATTCTTTCCTACGAACAAAATTATGGGATGTGTTAAAGATAGTCCGGTCATGGAGAAGTACATTAATTATTTAGAACAAACTGTATCAAATGATTATACCAACGATATGGATTTTACAAGAGAACCTGACAGATGGTTATATGAACAAGTATTATCTAAAACGATAATGCCATTAGATGCCAAATATTTTGGTGTAAAAACAGAAGATAATCAAGTAGTAATAATAGACGACTTGTTAGGAGATGATGATGACTTTGAATTATCCAAATGTACCTTTGGTTTATATATTCCGTCGGACAAGATCTTAAACCGAACGAATTTACAGTGGTTTGCTAGGATGAATCCGGAACAAGTATTATCTAGTAATACAATAATTGCTAGGTATTTACTTTTATGTAACTAGCCAACTAATCATTCATTCAAGTGGCCAAACTAAACTAAAATAAAATAAAATAAAATAAAATAAAATAAACCATAGTTTCATAGTTTATGGTTTATTTCCAAAATATTTTAGCACTGTAACGTATACACCTGTATATTATATGGTAAGTGTTAAACAAAATAAGAATACTAATCCAGTTAATAAAAGTAGTAGCCGAACAAAGAAAAACACTCGTAAACCGGTAAAGGAAATCAAGTATAGTAAAAGTCGTGAAATGTATGAGATTCGCAAAGCATCTGGTAACAGAATAGACCAAGCCGATGAGCGCGAATTAATGACTAAATGGAACGGAGTACACAGATTGGATGCAAAAGACGGTTTTCAACTGGTATATGGATTTAAGCCCGATGTATATTTTGATGATGAATATAATCAGGTAATAGATAAGGCAAATGCTAGAAAATGGTGGGAACGAAGTAGTGCAGTGACACAATGTAATAATGCTATTAACGAACAGTTAATATATGGAAGTACAATGTGTTATATATGTGGATTAGTTATAAATGATGAGGCTGAATGTGAACATATATTACCGGTATATAAGGCTTCATTGTATCTCACTTTATATCGCGATGATTATAACGATATAATGAAAAAAGGCAGGGAAGGCAAACAATTAACAAGTGAAGAATTACAAATATACAATGAGATCAAAATGGAATACGCCTGGGCACATCGTTGTTGTAATCAAAAAAAAGGAGAAATCGACTTTATAGAATATATAGAGCCAAAAAAAAGCGATGGAAGAACGGGTACTGGTAAATTCCAATTAAATTATAATAGTACAAAAAATATGTTGGAATCCATAGCGTACGCTACTCTAACGGGTGGTACTGATGGAAGCATATGTAGTGAGTCTTATGCTAAAGAGTTGACTACTTTTTTAAAAATTAACGCAAACCGCAGCAAAGAAAACATAAAAAAAGTAATAGCTGACTGGGTTACTATGCGCATAGATGTCTTACAAGCAAATAAAAAAAAAACATCCAACTTAGAAGAAGGACGAATTACAACAATAGTTAATTATCTAAATAACTATTCACAAAGATTTAATTATAGTATGTTTACCCTGATTAATCTCTCTAATTTAATATCGTCTGCCGATATGAATCATGTACACGCCACATGGAGATATATATCAGGCAATCCTCCTATAAAAGAAACCCCGCCTGTTTCTCAAATAACAAAAGCCATTGCGATGACAGAAGTAACGAATGAGTTAAGTAATTTATGTAAGTTTAGTTGGGGCAGAGAATTAAACGCAGAAATATATGATTTATATAAAACAATATTTGATATACCAAACAGTATACAGATCCCGACTTTAACCCGAAAAGGTGATGATGTAGATATGTCGACCGTTATACTATATTCATTAACAGATATCAATAGGAATATTCCAGTGGTGGGCACATTTTTTAGAAATTTATATGCGATAGTTACTTATGGCAATTCTAACATGGTCCCACTGTTTCCTGGAGAGAAAGGTAAAGACTACGCATCCAATTTAGTAGGAATAGCCTTTAAAATAATGTTAATAGGTAGGATCATAAACAATCTAAACGAAATTAAGGAGAAAAAATATCCGGATTGTAAGGATAAACGATGTTTAATTAACGATTTCTCAGAAACATTCAATATTTTGTTGCAAAAGGAATTGTCCAAACTCAATGATATGGGACAACAATACCTGGCAACTTTATCAACCAATTTAAATGGTGTAAATCCGTATTGCGAGTTTTTGAAATATTTTTCTTATTTTTTGAAGACATTAAATAATACAGATGAAAATAATAGTGTAGACGCGGTGGTTAGGACATATTTAGATGTATCAGGCTGTAATATAGATGTAGATATGCCCGTGTTAGATGAAAAAGGGATCAATGAGGCAGTGGTATCTTATTATATGGACGAAAGTAAGTTTTTGGAATCGATTCCGACTTGGGACCCAAATGTGCCAGATCCTATAGATGATGAGCTTACATCCATGTTAAAAGGTGTTGCTATTGGCTCTATCGGTCTCGTGTCTTTAATAAATAATAACGAACATATACTAAATAAAGACGAGACAGATGATATGGATGATGATACGGACGATGACGAGAGTAATAAATTTAATGAGATAATAAACAAAGAGAATCGAGCAAAAATTCTAAATCTTATACTTGATATTACTCAAGATAATCAAGTGATACAAGACCATTTATTGGATAATGAATACCTACAAAACACATTAGGACAACGAATGATACCTACATGGAATATCGACCAAATAAGACAATTGTTAGGCACATACTATAATAAATACTTGTCAATTATTTTTTTGTCCCTGGAGAAATATTCATTTATGAATCAGGTAATGAATCAATATAATGTACAAAAAGATGCCGGAAACGGAGAGAAATTTATAGATAATCTATTCACATATTACAACTTGTTTATAGAAACCTATAAGGATACTACTAGATGTCGCGGTAATATAACCGAAACTGATTTTAAAATGAATTGGTTTAGTATAATAAATTGTATGAATGTACCGCAATTGGTCCAGCTGATTAAATATATAAATGATATGGTATTCTATTCGTCGAATGATAATATACAAGAATTGGTAGATAGTTCGGATAAAATGGATGTAGCGGACGCTCTTATAGATATGCGTGATGGATCACTAAACGATAACATGACTGGAGGGTTCAGAATACTGACGACTAGTAGCAATAACACGACACGAAAAACACGAAAAACACGAAAAACACGAAAAACGCGAAAACAAGACAAACAAGAAAAACGAGACAAACAAGACAAACAAGAAAACGCTACGAAAATATTAGATATAATGATGTAACTGATACGATATAGGAAAACGGACCATGGTCGGTGATATGTTAATAAATATATCGACTTTTGATTGGTATTTATTTTTAGAGTGATTTCTCTCTGTAGATCTAAAAATAAATAAAATATGGAATGTTGAACTTGGATTTACTGTATAATATTTTTGTAGTAAACATGATGGAATTTGAATTACAAATCTGTCGTATGATAGTACATAGTCTAGAATACGATATTTTTCTATCAACATAAACCTGTTTAGAATCATGGTAATACGCTTTTATTTCTTCGCAAAATAAAGGAATGGTATTCACATAACTCCCTTTTTTATATGCAACCATGTCGAATATGTAGTATTTTTCATGTTTATCACATATATTCTCCAACAAACAAAATAATATTGACTTGGGAATAGTATTTTTGAATGTTTGACTCATGTATATTCTATTTAGATAAAAGATGTATCAAATTATTTGTAAATAATGCTAGTTCTATTTCATCTTCATGAATATTATGAAATATTGTAATATACTTACACAACAGTTTAATTATTTCATATTTTTGATCTTCACTTACTAATGATGTAATTTTAATAAACGCGAAATAGTTATCGTATATATCCATAACGGAATATCCTTGATCAAACAATTGAGAAAATATTTGAACGCATCTCAATATATTACCTTGAATAGCAGAATTAGTATAATTTTGAAATAGTGAAAAACTAATATTTGTACATATACTATTTGCTAACTCGAATGTAACCGGTAGATTCAGTAATTTAAATTTTTCTAAATAGTTTAATAATATACGAATAGATCCGTTACATATTGTTAGAATGAACTTTTCAGACTCATCGTCTATAACAAGGTTTTCGTTTGACTTAACCTTGTGTAATATTTTACTAAACTGATCTTCTGACAATGGTTTTAATTTTATTATAATCTTTCGAGACTGTAAACTATCAATAACCTTTTGAATGTTTGAACAAGACGATATAAAATGTACATTGTTATGATATTTATCAATACAGTTTCGAAATACTTGTTGGCTTTGTTCGTTTATATTATCAATATCGTCTAAAATAACTATTTTTTTCTTATTATAAATAGTGGACCGTGTCTGACAAAATGTTTTAACTTCTGAACGATAGTATTGAATGCCTTGTTCTTTCAAGCTATTTATTTCGAGAACATTTTCATTATATTTTGGATTTCCTTTGTAATATTCTTTGACTAATACATTTATCAATGACGACTTGCCTGATCCAGAATCACCTATGAGCAATATATTCAAGTTATTCATAGTAATAAGCGTTTCAAATATATTAATAACATCCGGATCTATTTCAAAGTCTTGAAATATATGTGGTTTGTATTTGTATATAAAGGGCAGATTCATTCAAGTAATATTATTAATATTCGTTAATAAGTATTTAAGTACATGTATTTATAATATAATAGTATATGGAAGATTTTTATAAATTGTTGGAAGTGAATGAAACTGCCAGTCAAGAAGAGATAAAGAAAAGTTATCGGAAATTGTCATTAATGTATCATCCAGATAAAAACCAAGGGAGTCAAGACGCAGAGACCAAGTTTAAAAAAATAAACGAAGCTTATCAAACTATAGGAGACGATGCCGAACGACAAAAGTACGATGCCATGAGGCGTAACCCATTTGGACCAGGAATGAATCCAGGAATGAATCCAGGAATGAACCCAGGAATGAATCCAGGAATGAACGATATATTTAAAATGTTTTTTAATGGTCAAATGTCAGGAGGAGGTCCAATGGGAATGGGGCCAATGGGTGGTATGAATGGTTTTCCAGGAGGAAATGTTAGAATATTTAGAAATGGCCAACATATTGATGTAAATACTTTAAACAAGCCCCCACCTATTATAAAAAATGTATATATCAGCCTAGAACAATCATACAGCGGCGATCAAGTACCAGTTCAAATAGAAAGATGGATATTTGAGGATGGCATTCGAAAATGTGAAAACGAAACATTGTACATACCTATAAAAAAAGGTACAGACGACAAGGAAATTGTGGTATTGAGAGATCAAGGAAATGTATTAGATAATAATCTAAAGAGTGATGTGAAAATAGTAATTAATATTCAAAATAATACATCCTTCCGTCGCGACGGATTGAATTTATTTATGGATAAGGAGATATCATTAAAAGAATCATTATGTGGTTTTGAGTTTATAATTAGTCATATAAACGGTAAACAACTACGGTTTAGTAACGATCCTGGAAACATTATTAAAGACGGACTATTAAAGAGTATACCTAACTATGGTATGGAGAGAGATAATCATAAAGGAAGCCTGTGTGTAAAATTTTCAGTAAAATATCCGGAAAAATTTTCAGTAGAACAGGTTGATAAATTAAAGGAAATACTATAGTTATACGTATTCAATGGTGTAATTCAAGACAAAATACAGTGCTAATATAATAATTTTGTATTATATTATCAATCGTAAATAGGTCTACTTGATATATTTTGAATTATCTGGCTTGCGTATGTAATTCGATCTAATTTGTTATATTGATTGTTACACTACAATTGTTACTTTGGACAATTGTCTCATCTAATGTCATGTAATACATTGTATAATAAAAGGTTTCTTTAGTTATAGCTGTGTTACTAGGAGGCGTGTATGTTAATATTAATTCGGCACTATTATTGGTGATTGAAGTGTTTGTCGGTAAACTTATCATTACGCTACCATTTGTAAGTAACATATTACCAGAGACATTATAATAAGGTGATCCATACACATAGAAATATTTATCTAGTGATGTAAGTGATGTAGATGCTATGTTATTAATATAGTTATTGTACGTTAATTTAATAGTATTTCCTGTAGAACTCCTAGACACATTAAAGGTAAGTGTTGTAGGTACACTCGGGGACATTGGACCGTAATACGAATCAGCGTTGTTATAATTAACAGTGTATCCTAAGTCATCTAGTAATGCGACTGTAATTCTAGACAAAGGCATATCAACTAAATTCGTTTCAGCCCAACCAGTCATAAGTTCTTGATCCAATCCGGGCGCGTTGTATGTTACACCAGATACAGTTAATGTTCTGTTATCTATTGTCAATGATCCTTCATTACCTTCTTCTAGATGTACTCCGGCTGTACCAGAGCCACCATTGTCTTCAATTGGAATACCAATTAAATTATTAGAAATGCCATTAAATGCGTCTATGTTTTTGTATTCTCTTAATACATTATCTGAACGGTAATATAATTTACCTGTATCATCTGTTGCAATAGGACGATTTAATATACTACTAAATGCCCACAATGGACCTATACCCAAAGCATGACCAACCTCGTGTAAGAATACATAATATAAACTACTCTTACCAGATGATCTAATTTCTGTTGCCAATGTAGATATTTGCGTAGACGATAATTCTATGTTAGCTCGCGTAGGATAGGTTTTACCATAGAGATAACCAATTGAATTATATTCGAATACAGAGGTACCTCCAAGAACACCGGAAGGTAATGACATAATATCAACACTTAAAGATAACTTGTAGTCAGGTATTTCGGTAGATTCTTTTATACCAGTGATTACACTTTCCCATTTAGTTATAGCTGAATTCATTATATCGGTATATGTGTTGAATGTAGAACTAGATATGTTGGCAGTATTGTTATATACTATGTTAAAGATTGATACTGGTGCTGGCTCAGGTGCGGGTGCGGGTGCGGGTGCTGGTGCGGGTGCTGGTGCTGGTGCTGGTGCTGGTGCGGGTGCTGGTGCTGGTGCTGGTGCTG